GCGGCATACCGGAACGGATAAAAAGCGGCTGTGATTCCATCGACCGCATCCGTATTTAGCACGTCATAGCCCGAGAAATATTGCGCTGAATTACCAGCATACATGATATCGGCTTGAATCTCTTTACCACCATTGTCAGTGACAAGAGCATTTCCTTGACGAAACATGTCTAATGTTGGGTATGCGTCAAAAAAGTTATCTGTTAACTCTTTGCGCTTGGCTCGCATGGTTAGCGTCCAGGCTGCATCCCAAGTTTCTGTCGTTGATGTTGCTGCCATGATTTATTTGTCCTTATTCAAAACCTAACTTGGAAAGACCCGACAATACATCGGAGTCGCTAATTGGGCCGTTTCCTTCCGTTGCATCTACACCCTGCGTTCCACGGACTGATTGTTTTGAAGACCTTCGCGCTGTAGTATTAGCTCCACGCAAATCAGCCGCTTTTTGAGCGGTGATACCTGCATGTAACTCATACGCCTCGCGCACTGTATACGGGCTACCCGTAACGGGGTTAGTAATCTTTGTAGTAGCAACAATCTGATCGGTATAAGCATCCAGATCACCGCCATACGCCTCTCTTGCTTCACCTACCTGAGAAGCGATATACGCAGTTTGCTGACCCTGCACGTAATTATTAGCCGTAGAAAGCTGTTGTTGTAACTGCTGAACCTGACTGTTCAGGTTATTAACAACATTACCTACCCTGTGTTGAATAATCTGCTCAACGGCATCCACGCCTCGAGCCTCATCTTCAGACAGGTTGGCCCTCATTGCATCTACAGGATCTATTTGTTGTTGTTGAGGCGCGGCTACAGCTTGAACCCTATCGGCCCATTCACTGCGATCTGCCTCAATTTGTCTGCGCTGTTCTGCAAGATCCTGTTGAGTCCTTGTGAATTGCGCCTGCATGTTTTTTGCAAGCGGAACTAACGGCTGGTACTGCTCCGGCACATTGTCTGCGTTTCCACGCAACCAATCATGCCTTTGTGGGTCAAAATCTGACGTTGCATCAGAGTGTCCAGATGTTTCTGACTGTGCCGATTCTGGAGTGTCATCCGTAAACAGTTCAAGAGAGGATTCTGTTGACTGATCCTGAGATGATTCCACTTCGGGTGACGAGTCTTCTCCACCGGAGTCCAAAGCTAGTACTGATTCGGACATTTACTAATCTCCTTCGTTATACCTCTTTTCCGCAAGAGCCACTGCCTCTTCAGGCGTATTACCAAAAGAAGGCGTTAGGGTATCTGACGGAGTAGAGTCCGTTACATCGGAGGTTATGTGACAAGTCGAACCGCCAACTTTGTCGGAACTTTCTGTCACGTTATACTTCTTCAATAATTCTTGTTTATGGCTGTATGACTCTACAACCTGACCAAAGCCTGCGTGGAACTTACCATACATCCCACTGTGTGAATTGTGTATAAAGTTGCTCTTTATAAACAACATGTTAGCATCTTTTTTACATTGGTCACATTTGATCTTACGTTTAATATTATTGGAATCGTTCTGTATGTCAAGCTGACGATGTCCATCTTCGCATTCGTAATCGTGAAATACTAGCATTATTGACCTGTAGGTGGTTTATACATTTTTCTATCTGAATAAAATTGTTGGCGTGGATTTTGTTTTTTTATTTTTTTCATAAGTTGTGAAATTTCATAGTTTGGAGATGCTATTCTCTCCAACGCCATTTTTTTAGCGTCATCATACATTTGTTTTCCTGTCATTTGGTCACCAGGAAAATAATCGTCTGGTCTAACATCGTTTTTTTTCATTGCGCGTTCGGTGTGTATCCGCGCAATTAATTCTTTGTTTTTTTGTATAGTTTCTGGCGAAGTAGGTATGGCTTCTTTTGGTAATATGTTTCTCTCTTTTAAAGAGGCTGTGTCTTGACGAGTATACGTTATTCCTGATTTTGGATCAGTATAGTAAGCCTCTGGAGAAACACCTTCGCCTTTGCGTATTTGTTCATCAGATAAATCAATGCCTCTTATATTTAAATCATCATAAATTCCTGTTCTTAGTCGATTTCCCGATTCAACCATCCCTGATCCTGTTGTTGCCATTGGATCAGATTGTCCAAAAGCCTGTCGCTCAATGCCTTCATATTCAGGATTTGGCACTAACTCTCTAAATTGTCCTCCATACTTTAACGCACTTTCATTTGTGTTTTCAGTAAGCCAATCAGGAATAGGCTTATCTGCGTAATGTATACGTGTGCCTTTAGACTCTTTTTCTTTTGGCAAAGCCGCTTTGAGTTTTCTGCCAGCATCTTTTAGTGCGCCTAACATTATCCTTGTCCCGGTGCATTCTGTACGGCTTGGCTAACTTCCTGTGCCTGACTGCGTACGAGTGACATAATATTTCCTTCCGCTACTCCGGCATTTGTTCCACCAGCAGCTTGAGGTACTTGACCTTGCGCCATTTGGTTTAGCATCTGCTGATGTTGCTGAATATGGTTTTGCACTACGCCCATAACCTGTTGCTGTTGTTGTGGAAGTAGCTGTTGAAATTGCGGAAGTTGTTGTATTTGTTGATGATACTGTATATGTAGCTGGTGATCTTCAAACGGTGTAACCCCAGGATCGCCACCATTAATTAAATAAGCTACGTTTTCTAACTGAGCCGCTTTAACTGCATCGCCATCTTCAGCGTTACCCAAATACTTGTCGGGATCTTGCACTCTAAACGAGGCCAATAAACCTTTAATCGCTTCAATGCGGTTAATCTCTGGCAAGTTAATTGTCATGTTAAATAACTGTAGTGCATCTTGACGTTCTAACTGTTCGGTCAACGGCTGCATGCTGCCTGCCTGTATCTCTATCTTGTAGCGTATACGCAAAAGATCTGCTGTAACTGCTTCAAAAACAGGATCTTCCGTGTCTTGCGCTACGTTAACCAAAAAGTTTTCAGGCAAATATCTTTCGTCAGCCATCATACGTAATGAGTTACGAACAATAGACCGATACGCATCCGCTACACGCAACTGCATCCACTCGCGGTTGACCTGTGCAAAGCTTGCAGAAAGGCTGGCTTGCGTGGCTGTAACTTTTGGGCCACCGCCCATTGCCATTTGCGATACGTTTAGACTTTGCTCTTCATAACTCTGTGCATCCGCTTCCAAACCTAACTGATCCGGCGGTGGGTTGCCAAAGTTCATTTCGCGCATCGAGGTGTTTGGGTCTTCTACCCAAATGATTTCACCATCACGACCATTTTCTAATGTATCGCCAATGTCTTGGTTGGCTTCGCGTTCTCTGCGAGAAGCTAAAACTACACGCTGAAAACGCTTTAATAAATCGGCTCTGCGTGACACCGATTCTACTATAAGTGCTTGTGTATCCTCAACATACGCCATTGGAGGCTCACCATAAAACGAGCGTTCGGTTTGATCAAAGCGCATTGCATGATAAGGAAAGCCACCGTCCATCAAATATCCACCAGCAGGCTCAAACTCACCCGTCATCATTTCTTCGCCAGTGAAAGGATCGGTTTGCGTAATAGGCTTCATTGCTAAAAATGGATGATCGACTTCCTCAATCGGATCGGTCACTCCCTCAGCAAAAGTAATACGTTTTTTATGTAGACGGTCATGGACTTCATACAAACAAACCATCTGACCTTGTTTAGCGTGTTGCACCGCATCATACTCATCGCTATGAGCAGAATCTTGCATGTCGTAAATAAAAGCATCAGCCTGATCTTCATCGGACATCGCTTTTATCTGCCGTCTGTTTTGAAACCTATCGTCCTCTTTAACAAACTCCAGCGGCACAATCATTTTCTCAATAATGTATCTTGCACCAGAAAGTTTATGCGGAGGACATAACGGATCAACGTACACATTAAAAGGCGAAACGCGATGCACATACGGAAAGTCATTTTCCTGAGCATCGTTAATTGTATAAGGCGCAACAATATCTTCATCGCCTGGGGGGTTGTATCCAAACTTTAACCAACCCACACTACAAAACAACGCATCAAAAATAACTTGTTGCACTTCACGCTTGGCATCCATCTGTTCCAATGTGGCATTAGCCACACGTTCCAGTATCTCAGCTGCAAAGTCTCTCCCAGGTTCCTCAACTTTAAAAAAGACGTGAGGATAATTAAAAGAGACGCTGGCTATGATCTGACGGGCAAGCGGATACATACGAGATATTTTAACAACTTTATCTTCGTCAAGGTTTGGAACGTCAAAGTCAAGCTCATACGTCTTGAGAAGTCTGCGCCACGTTTTGTGGCGAGTCTTCATATATTTTCGACCGTCCTCTATGGCTCCGCGCCAGTATTCGATCTGTTTTTCTTTCAAACTATTTGCCCTTGCCGCCTTTTTTCAAATTGTCCGACCCTGCTGGCTTTGGCTTTACGCGAGTGCCTTTTTTACTGCGATTTGGTTTAGTCGTTGTTGGCGTTCCGTTAAACCCCTGCATAGTCCTGTCTCCTTGTTATGCTGTTGCGTATCGACCTTTGCGTACGCCCCAGCCATGCTCCATCATATCAATAACTTCCTGTCCGGTTCCTTCGTAAGGCTGTTCATCTTCTGGCTTATGCGGTTTATATACGTGCATCATCGCATAACGTAATTCATCTGCTGCGTGATCTTCTGCGTGAGTATCTAAATCCTCTGGGTTCTTTGAGCTTCTTGGCAAAGAAGGCATCGTCCTAACCAAAGCATCGTTCCACCCATTGAAACAATAAAAGCGTTCTTTAATCAACGCATCATTGACTACTCTCCATCCAGTAATACGATCATTGTTTGCTCTTGTCAAGTATATTCCACGTTCGGCAAACACATCCGCAGGCGAATGGTTGATAACTTCACTTAACCTTCTTTTAACAAACATACTTGGATCGCAATACGTTGCCTGCGGATACCGACCACCTGTAAATGGACAACTTTCTATCATTCTTGCTATATTGTCGGCATGCTGCGAAGCTGTAGCGTTTGCCTGGTAATACTCACTAATGCGATATATGTTCCCATCATAGTCTACCGTATACAAGCCATAAGACGTTGGAGCAGCTTCGCCATAGTCCATACCTCCAAACAAAGGCCAGTGTTCGGGTATTTCAAAACTATTCACAAGTACTTGTTTTTCATGCCAGTTAGTAAAATATTGACCTACAAAACTATCCCAATCGCCTTCCAGCCATGCTTTGACTAACTGCTCATCACCCACGCCTTCCAACCGCTTAATATAGCCAGGATCTCGATCAAGTAATATCTTGTTGTCCGTAACCAAACTGCGGATATACATACGATTCATACCGTCATCGCCTTCTACAATAGAAGACTCTTCTCCGGCATCAATGTAATAATCTTTTACGTTGTTATGGTTTGGGCCGCCAGGGTTACCCGATGCACGTATGCGTTTTGTTGGAACTTCTGCGGCACCAGTGCGTAAACAGGCTTTTAGCTTGTGATACGCCTTCATGTCGTTCCAGCTGGTAAGCTCGTCCCATCCAATCCAAGTATAC